ACACAGGATGGAAAAACTGTTAAGATGTTTAGCGAAGCAGATTTTGATGAAGTGTTTGATACAGTGGGGGTAGAAGAATTAGCTAGAGTAAGTCAAAATGCTAAAATTGCAGTTAAGAACGCCCTTGAATCAGTACGTGACAAAGTTGATCTATACCGTAGCCCAGAAAGTAAAGAAGCCAAGCTATTACTACAAGAGATGGACATGGCAGTTAAATACTCTGACATAAATAAACCAGATGGAATAGCAAAAGCTCTTTCTGGGGGTAGATTTGGATTAGATGAACTAGATAGTGTTAGAAATTCTCACATACGAGAGTTAGGTAGTAGAGGAATTGTAAAAGGAAGTCCAGAATTTATTAAAGAAGTAAATATGTATGACAAAATGATTGCAAAACAAACTATGGAGTTTATACAGACGGGTTCAGTGCAACCTGTTATGGGTGCATCAGGTACAGCAGCAAGAGCAATACCTACTAAGGTTAATCCTGAAGCAATGTGGAAGAGACTAGGGGGATCAAATGACCCCGATAATATATCCCAAGAAGCTCAGGCAATAAAAGAAATACTTAATCGAGCATCAGGAAGTGATGAACTCTACGAGAACATGAAAGCTATCTCAGCTTTGGTAGCAGGCAGGTCTCCGGGATCATCCTCTGGAGTAAAGTTAACTGGTATACCTAGAGGGTTATCTGTAGAATCATATATAAGTAGAGTGTATTCTATGGCTAGAGAAGTTGTTTCTTTTAAATACGTTGCAACTGAAGCAGTCTTACAAACCATGAGAATGAGAAAGTTTAACGCTTACGAAGCTATGATAAATAACCCAGAGATTGCTGAACACGTTATTAAGATAATGAAATCAGGTCAACCTTTAACAGAGAAACTTGCTACAAACTTTTTACAATTGATGACTAACGCTGTTGCAAAGCAAACTGTTAAGTATGAAGGTTCAGAGAACTCAGCCCTAAATCCAAACAGAGGAGTGGATAAGTCAGGGGATGGTTTATTTAGTGGCTATGAAAAAATGGTCAAAGAAGGAGAAGAAAAAGGGTACATAGTGGGAGCAATAGATAGAGAAGCCATGAAAGTACGAGGGGATGGAGAACTTACAACACCAAACTTAAAAGCTCTTCAACCCGGACCTGTAGGTCCTAAGTTTGATATAAGAAAGAAGCCTGAGTACATGGGTGGAGAGGTGGATTTT